GCTTACAAAGAGTTTCTAAAATTTTTCTATAAGGCCAAGCAAGATGAAAAGAAGTAATTTCTATCCTAATGGAGAGATAATAGATTATTCTCTACCTCAATCATTTAAAAAGAGTTTAACTAAAGAAGCTTGTGGTAACTGTGGTTTATATTCTAACAAAAGGTCATTTTGTGGTAGATGGGGTAGTAAAGGTGTTAAAGATAATTATATCTGTGATGAATGGCGACAAAGATTCTTTAAGCGATAATGAAACCTATTATTATTACTTTGTTGTACCTAACATTTGGTGGGGATATTAAACAAGAAACATTTGAGATTAATAGCAGTTGCAGTAGTTGGTTTCATATCAATGTTAAAGTAGAAGAAAACAAAAAAAGAACACTATTCAGTAATCACGTTTATCATAAGTATAAAGGCAAGAAAGTTATAGGTTATATTTGTGGTGGAGAAGAACCAAGATGAACTATCGACCTTTACCTGAATCCTTAACAATTAAAGCTAGTGGCATAGAGGGATTAGGTTTATTTGCTACTCAGGATATTAAAGCTGGTACTCAATTAGGTGTAAGCCATATAATAATAAGTGATGAGATTATTAGACTTCCGTTAGGTGGATTCATCAATCATACAGATAATCCTAACTGCATAAGAATAAATGTTGCGAATAAGTCTTATCTACATACCTTAAAAGACATTAAGCAAGATGAAGAACTTACATTGAAATATGTAATGTATCGTATTTAATTTCAAAACTTATTTAATCCTCAAAACTTTTGTGATAAAACCTACTTATGGCAAAGTACAAAGGAAGAACAGTTAGACTCAATAAACCTAGTAGAGGTGATGTAAAGAAGTTCAAAGTATTTGTTAAAAATAGAAGAACAGGTAGAGTACAAAAAGTGAACTTTGGTAGCAAAACAATGTCTATCAAGAAGAACATACCAGCTAGACAAAAGAGTTTCTTTGCTAGATTTAGACCCATTTTGGCTAAGGTAAAAGGTCAGAAGAATTTAAGCCCAGCTTATTGGGCAATACAAAGTTGGAAAAAAGGATTTAAGATATGAAGAAGTTATTAAAGAAAATATTTGAATGGATAATTAAGAGATATGAAAACTAGATATTGGGTAATTATATATATTCTATTCTTTTGGTTTGTAATGTCTGTATCATATGCAGATACTACTCAAAACAATGCTTCAGGTTCAAATACATCTATTACAGGTGGATATACCAATGCTACAACTTATGAGTCAGGTTCTAGTTCAGCTTCTACTACTACAAACAATTCAACATCTAATATTAAGTCAGCACCACCAACTGCTTCTGCGCCCAATGTAAATTCTAGTGGTATGGATATATGTGCTGTCGGTGCAAGTGGTGGAGTACAAACATTTGGATTAGGTATATCAGGTGGTAAGCAATTTAGAGATAAGAATTGTGAAAGAATTAAATTAGCAAGAGAACTATCAAATCAAGGAATGAAAGTAGCATCAGTAAGTTTATTATGTCAAGACGAGAGAGTATTTCAAGCTATGCACCACGCTGGAACACCTTGTCCTTTTGAGGGTCAAATAGGAAATAAAGCAACACAAGCTTGGAAGAAGTACGATAAGTTAAGACCTGATTATAAGCTTTATGTAAAAGAATTAAAAATTATAGAGGAAGCTAATGCACAAGCTAATAGTATTATTATTGATCCTGTTATCGACAACAGTAAGAAGTGATGAAACAACTTCTAACTTACTTAACCAAAACTTTGATTCAAATGGTTGGTCGGGAACTGCTGATGGTAGGCACGGGAATTCTGTTGTTGCTAGTGAGCATAACACTTATATCAAGTCTGAGTCTATTAGCTTATTGGATAATGCAAATTTAACACAAGGACAGATTAACAATGGCTTTACAACAAATCACTCTTTTAAATATTGGCATTGGAATACATACGAATCTAATGTTAAATCAACACAAACAATAATAGGTGCAGATGGTGAAACAACAACTCAAATTAGGAATTATAATAGCACTTCTTGTGGTTATACTAATTGTGGTGGTTGGGCTAGTGGGTCTGATAGTGTGGTGGTACAATCAAATATTCAAACCGATTACAATGTTTCAATTCGATATGACTTCACAGATACTAGCAATAATGCAAATGCTCATTACGGAGTCGATTTAAAAGAACCATCATTAACGATTACTTACGACCCTATTGTATTAGATAACAATACCATAACATTATTAAACGAAGTCTTTGAAGAACTAGAAGAAGAAATACAGTTTGAGGAAATTATATTTCAAGAAGAAATAGTATTTGAAGAATTTAACGAACCTGAAATCATTAAAGAAGAATTTAATATGGCTATGATAGAGGAAGAAGTATTAGAAGAACCTACATTAGAATCATTCCAAGAAGAAGTTATGATTACAGAAGAAGTACAAGAAGAACAAGCTAGTATGGAAGAAGCTTTTGCTATGGAGTTTTTACCTGAACCTGAACAAGAGCAAGAAGAAGTAGTAAGTGAAGAAATGGTTATGGAAGAAGAAACATTAGAAGAAGAACCAACTACTGAAACAGCAGATAAGCCACAAACAAAAACACAAGACTCCACAGAACAAGTGTCGAGCAAAAGTAGCACTTCCACAGATGAGAAAAAATCTGACATAAATGTTTCATTGGTTAAGACTATGGATAAAATTGATGAGAAAATCAAGGACATAGATAAGAATTTAAAAGTTAAAAATATTGTAAAAATAAATGCTATGGTCGATAATTCTATGTTATTAAGCTATCAAATTGAGTTTTATAAAGATAAAAAAATATACGAAAACCAACTAGATATAAGAGATGATAGATTATTATATACTGCGAATTTGGGTGAATATCAGCAAAGCGACCCTATATTTATTAAACAGAATCAAATCAATAATATTAGACTTGAAAAAGAAAAGTTGTTAAAAGAGATTGAGGTATTAAAAAATGGATAATATTAAAAACAATCTTACAAACATAGTAACTATTATTGGACTCATAACAGCTATCGGTGCTGGGTTTATTAAATATGGTGAAATACAAGAACAGCTAAATTCACTATCAGGATTAGACCTAAATCCACTTGTTAAAGAAGTGGCAAATCAGAATGTTAAAATATCTGTATTAGAAAAGACAATGCAAGTATTAGAACTAGAGATTAAAGAACTTAAAGCATCAGGCAAAAATCCATTAGCAAACTAATGAAGCAGTTTAACAAATGGATAGTACCTTTTGCTGGAACTATATTATTTGGATTATCAACTTGGGTATTAATAACATTGGTAGAATTACAGACTCTAGTTTATATGCTACAAAACGAACTTATGAATTTAGATAAAGTGATTGCTAGAATTTATGCACATATGGATAGACTAGCAAATTAATGGAATTTTTCTTTCCTATTAATACTGTTATTGCTTTAGTAGGTATTACATTTATAATTCTTTGGACTTTACGACCCTAGTGAATGAAAATAAAATTAACAAAACCACAATACGAAGTTAGTTCGTGTAATAAAAGATTTAGAGTCTTAATATCAGGCAGAAGATTCGGTAAGACATATCTTTGTATTACTGAGATGATGAAATACGCATCTAAACCAAATCAAAAAATATGGTATGTAGCACCAACTTTTAAGATGGCTAAAGAGATAGCTTGGTCGAATCTAAAAGAAATGCTTAATCAATTTAATTGGATTGACGATATTAACGAAACAACAATGTCTATTAGAATAAGAAAAACTAATAGTGTTATCTCATTAAAGGGCGCTGATAATTATGATGCACTTAGAGGTACAGGATTAAACTTTTTAATATTAGATGAGTTCGCAGATATAGATAAAAGAACTTGGTTTGAAGTATTAAGAGCATCTGTTGCTGATACTTTGGGAGATGTTTTAATGTGTGGAACTCCTAAGGGTTATGGTAATTGGAGTTATGAGATGTATCTTAAAGGTAAGCAAGACGACCAATGGGGAAGCTATCAATATACGACTATTCAAGGTGGTATGGTTTCTAAAGCAGAAATAGAACAAGCTAAACAAGACATAGATATTAGAACATTTAGACAAGAGTTTGAGGGTACATTTGAGAATTATGCTGGTAGTGTTTATTATAACTTTCACCCTGTTGAGTCTGTAATAGATAAAAAGATTGATTGGGAAAGACCTTTACACATAGGATTAGATATGAATGTTGACCCAATGTCAGCTTGCGTAACACAAATCGTAAAAGATAAGATTTATGCAATAGATGAAATTGTAATTTATTCAAGTAATACTGATGAAATGTGCCAAGAGATTAGAGATAGATATGGTTCTAAAATGCAAATATTTATGTATCCTGACCCAGCTTGTAGGCAAAGAAAGACATCTGCTGGTGGTAGAACTGATTTATCCATATTACAAAATGCTGGTTTTAAAGTTAAGGTCAAACATAAACACCCAGCAATAAGAGATAGAGTTAATTCTGTTAATGCAAAGTTAAAAGATTCTAAAGGTGTTAGACATATTTTTGTTTCAAAATCTTGTAAAACAATGATAAAAGGTTTACAAAGACAGATATACAAGGAAAACACAAA